GTATCGGAAAACCCGCTGAAATTTGCGGCAATCCAAATCTCGTCAGCGCCCTTCTGAGTGATGAACCGCTGCCATTGCGGCAGGCTCGCGTCGGGTGAAGACTGTGTTTCAAGGTCTGTGCTGTCTGCCTCACATGTATGGCCAACAAGTTTGACATTCGCATTGTCAGTTGTTGAATAGCGCGAGACAAGCGTTATTGGCGTGTCGCTGTCCCACCCTTCACGAGATTGATTGCGAACATCCGTCAGATCCTCAATCGAAACATTCGCAACATTGATATTTTCAAAATCATGCGGGCCATTCAGGCAATACAGAACCTCAACAACTTCATCATCACCAACAATTTCAACTAGTGGCTGGCAGGCCATAGGCGGAAACACCTTGCGGCGACCTATGCAAACGGGGATCGCCCCGCCTGGTGCAATCTGATTGCCCGATGCAAAGGCTGATCCCAGTTCCTTGCCAGTTGTGTCATTGTCAAATCCCGATCGCGCCTCAGCAGCGGGCGGCGGCGACAGCGCCGATGTCGCAAGGGCGCTGATGACAGAACCCGCCGCAACAATACCCGCAGATGCCAGACTAGCCGCTGTTGTGCCCGCTGCCAGACCAAACACGCCCCCAATAACCAGCGGCGATGCTGCAAATGCTGTCAGCGCCAGAATGGCAATCGACGCCACAGCCGCAACAATGGATTTCCCGCCATCATCACCGCCCTGAACCATAGGTGCAATGGTGACATGGACAGGAAGCTTGCCGTCTGTCTTAGGGCGCACATATGGCCACATCGAACGTGGCACAGGCTTACTATTGACCAGAACACACAAGCTTTCACGCGGCGTAAACTTCAAAAATTCATCTGGAACGGTGTCAAATATTTCTTGAAGGTTAGCGCCCTCAATGGCGACGGCATCCCAACGCCCGCCAACCCCGAACGGGTGTTTGATGGCTGAAACAGCAAATTCATTCATATCAACTGCTCATGCCTGTGGATTGATAGGATTTTGCGGTTAACCCTCGGATCATCGAGCCGAACATGTGCCGCGTTTGCGTTCTTTTCGATATGGATCATCCAGCATTTGTCAGTCACCAATCCAACATGCATGGGAACAGAGGAAACGCCTCGATCGGTGCGCATAAGCCGCGTCATGAGAACAACATCAAACCGCTTTTCATCGCCGGGCGATATTTCAGCCTGCCAAGGTGGCTGTGCGCTATCGCTTTCCATATTCCGGTTTACGTTGCGAAGGTCCTCCGTGGGCGTGCCAGCATAAGCAGGGATTTCAATCCTAGCCTGCTCCAGCATGATCAGCCGAACAAGCCCCCAACAATCGCAGCCCTTTCGATCCCGGCCATCACTGGCGAACGGAATGCGCATATAGTCGTTGACCCAATTCACAGGAAGAAAAGCCCTGGCAGAGCGTCTTGTGTGGCCCGCAGGTACGGCCAGGGCTCGCTAGTATAGTCAACGCCTGTAATCTCGCCGGTAACCGCAATCGCATTGCCGTTGACGCTCGCCAGTTCCATTTGCTGCCAGTCAAATTCGAAGTCGTCCGGGCTATCGGAAACAACAATCGCAACATCCATTGTTGGGCGCGTTGTGAGTCTCTCCACTGCATCGCCAATGCGACGGTCAACATTTTGAATGCGAATGTTCGCCCGTGGTGTTTGGCCATCCTCTTGAAACAATGTCAGTTCAAATGGAAAGCCAGTGTAAGTGTTTCCACCACTCACCAGATCCTCAGTGTTGTCACAAAGCCGGATAGGCGTTGAAATGGACGGATGCCGGATTTCAATCAGGAGCGATAGGACATTACCGGATTCCTGACTGTGAACCGTGCTGAGAAATTCAGAACTCGGCATTACGGCATCTTTCTCAGTTGAACAGACACATTGAACAGAGCGTCCGAAGCGGCCCCGATCCCAAGCGGCGCAATGAATTTCCACTCATATGTTGTTGCGTCCGATGAATAGGCCGGATGTGTTTGATTGAACGTCAGCACGCCTGATTTTAGCGTGGTCTTGTAGAACGCCTTCAGCGCCAGTAATTCTGCTTCCGTCAAAGGCGGCAGGCTGAACGAAACAATGTCCGTGTCCATCGTGGCACGTCTGCGCTCAATCTCTGGCCCAACCTCCGGAGCAAATGATGCCTTGTTGTCCTGTATTTCATCCTTGAACGATGAAACAATTGCGGACCAAGGAACGGTTGCGGGCCATGTTTCAGCCATGTCTAACGCCTCCGAACATTGGGTGTTGCACCGAAGCGATTACCCAAGGCTGAATCCATACCTCCCTGCGCGATATCACTCCGGACCTCGCCCTTGACGATATCAATGATGTTTAGATTGCCCTCTTGGCGTTGGCTGACCTTTTCCGATCCATCACCGCCGATTAGATTGACCTGAATTTGCGCGGGCGGAACCTGGACTGCGCCACCAGATGAACCGCCGTTTGGAATGATTGTCCCGCTTTGGTTTGGCCGGAAGCGTTCGGGGCCGTTTTCGCCAACGATGTAATCTTGGCCGGAATTGACAGGACCGCCCGCCGCGCGAAAGCCTGAAACACCCTCAAGCAAATTCATAGGCGAACCGCCGGATGATCCGCCGCCAAACAACCCGCCGAATATGGAACTGAGAAATCCTCCGCCGGATGATCCGCCCGCGTTGTTCACTTGGAAAACAGCGTCAAGAACCTGATTTAGAAGCCTGTCGGTGATTTTATCCAAAGCATTTACAGCAGCGTCAGCGAATGAAGACCAGAGTGATTTTCCTTGCTCAAGACCACCGCGCAGATCCGATAGAAATCCGCCTGCAAGCTCTCTTGAAAACTGAAGGGATTGATCAAGCTTTTCTTTTGCCTTTGTTGTCGTGTCACCCAGCGCGGCCACAGCTGCATCAGCCGCCCGCGATGATGCGGAAACATCACCGAATGAATTGGCAACGGCAGAAGCGTTTTTGTCCAACCCCAGGAAGTTATCAGTAAGCCGCTTGCTGTCGATATCAAAAGTTTTAATCGACGCTACAGTGTCATCAATGCCTTTCTGCCATGAGTCTGGGAGCAGGTTCTTTGCGGTTTCAAACACGCTTTTGATTGCAGCCTCGAAGCCCTCATAATATCCTGTTGCTTTTGCGACGATTGCAGCCAGTGCGGCCATTACTGTAATGTTGACCCGGCTCAAACTGGTGAATAGCGCCATTATAATCCCCACCTTTTTAATGACGATTGCCAGATTGAGGAACGTACGGCCAAGAATTGCGATATATCCAACAATCTTTGCCGTAACGAAAATCTGAAATAGGTCATAGAGGTCTTCAGCGTAATTATAGGCGTAGTTGAACGCCTGCCCGGCGAGATTGAGCGCTGTAACAACGGCATTGCCCATCATCCCGGCGAAATTCATGAACGCATCGGATGAAAAGCGGTCAGCGAGAGCCTTCATTGCAGGTACAAGGCCTGTTACGACCTGATTTGTCACAAGCAACACGGCAGATCGCAGACTTGACCATAGACGGGCCGCCTGAAAAGCGGGCGACGCTGCCATTTTTGCAAACGCCTCCTCGGTCGCACCCGCCTTGCTGCCCATCTGCCCCATAATGTCGGTGAAGTCTTTACCAGCCTGCCCCGACAACGCCATGACAGGGACAAGAGCCTCAACACCGCCGAACAAGACAGCAAGCGCGTCCGTTGATCCGCCGGTTTTCGTAACCAACTCGTCTATAAATCCGCCGAAGCCTTTCGTCTCCAAGGCCGCTGTGCTGAAATTGATACCAAGCGACTTAGCGAGATCAGATGCTTCTTTGGTTGGTTTCGCGACCGCCGCAAGGATTGCCCGAACGCCGGTTGTTGCCTCAGATGTTGCGATGCCACCCTTAGTCAATGCGCTGATTGCCGCCGTCAGTTCGTCAAAGCCCACGCCGGTTTGAGCTGCAAGAGGTGCAACACGGCCAAGAGCGCCTGCCAGTTCACCGACCGTGGTTTTACCAGCCCGCATGGCGACGAATAGCGAATCCGAAACATCCGTGGCGGTTCCTGCCTTGTCGCCATACGCATTCAGAACAGAAGTCAATCCGTCAGCGGCTACTGTCACGCTCGTAACACCGCCCACCGCCAATTTGTTAGCGACCGTCAGCGTATTGTTTGCCTCCGATGCCGTCTTGGCCCCAGCGGAAATAATCTGATAAAATGCCTTCGCCTGTGTGGTAGCCGATCCACCGAACGCCGCAGATTGGTCAATCGCCGCCTGTTCAAGACCGCGCATGTTGAATGTGGTTTCATCAACAAGCGTTGAAACCTCAGAAATAGCCGATTGAAACTCGAATGCACCACGCACAGCGAAAGCACTCGCCGCCAATGACGCAAGACGTGCGAAAGCACCTACAGCGCTGCGGCCAAGGCTTGAAACACTGTTTTCGGCACGTTTTGCAGCACCGCCAAAAGCACTGAGTGTCTTTGTGGCCGCTTTGGCTTGGTTGTGCCTGATCTCAATACCGAGAGAAGCAATGTCCATAAATCTACCCTCGGTTTGATTCCCGCGCCGCTATGTCGCTTTTTTCAGTGCAAACAGCCGCGCACCATTGCTCATCAACATCGCGCAGAATTTTCAGTTCTGATCGCGTGATCAATGTGCCGGTGAGTGCCAGCCAGTGGATTGTTTCGGTGTAACTGACAGGACGTGGTGATCCGTCCGACCATTGCCGCGAAGCACCAACGCTGTGCATCCAATTCAGAATGTAGCCATATGGCTCAACGTCTGGAATTTCTGGGCTGTCTTGTTCGAAACGCGCATTGTATTCTCTGCGCGTCTCGCCGTTTTTATCTCTGACTGAATCGTATCGGCCTATAACAGCAACAGCTTCAGTGAGTAGATCCGTTATGTTTTGATAAAATTTGCGCGGTTTTCAGATGCCCCCGCAACCTGGTCGTAAATCCAAGCGTGCGTATCAAGTATTTCAACGGCCTTTTTCTGCGAGTATTCCGGCTGTTCACCACCGATTTCGTGATCGCCCCAATCCCAAGAGGCAATGGAAGCCGCCGCTTGGTCCAGATATTGGGCTTTCATCTTGCCTGTGGTGAGCTTCTTGCCGCCGGACGCCAGCATTTTGTCCGCGTGCGTGCGCTGGACCCGTTGAACCTCGGCGCTTTCATGTGATCGGATCAAGAACACAACGCCAAGAGATTCGTCGGTTGCAGGATGTAGCAAATCCAGCTCAAACAGTTCGTCTGTTTTGACGATTGAACTCAGGTCCATGTTTAAACGTCCCAAACAGGAATTTGGACAAGGCCAAGGGAGAACTTGCGCACCACGAAATCCTCACGACCGCCGCCGCCACCAATACCGGCACCGCCAACAACGCCGCGTGAATACAGGATATCGCCGTTCGATAGTTCCAGCTTGAACGGGTATTTGTCCGAAGCATCGCGGGCTGTGACCATCGCCAATTGACCGGTATCAGAACTGCTATAAGCACATTCAATCTCCGGGTCACCAGCATTGGCGACTCCCTTTTGCTTGTCCGCAACATCATCATCTGTGGTGTTGTAGGTCAGGATATTGTCGGTTGTTTCCCAATCACCCACCGAGCCGGTGGAGTTGACACGGGTGTAGGATTTGGCTTGAAATCCTGAAAGATCCAAGTCTGCATTTGCAGCCGTTGTGCCGATATACAGCTTTGCGCCAGCGTATGTTAGAGCCATGATTATGGTCCGCCTTTATGTTGATGAAATGTGATAATTGATGTTGATCGGGACTTCATAAGTTGTGTCGCCGGTCAGTCCTGCCGTGGGCTGGGGTTGCTTATCGATCAGAAGCACCCCAGATAAGCATGGGATTTCGGTTAAATAGTCAAAGTGTCTGACAATGTTCGAAACTTGCTGGCGCGCAGCGATAGACCCGGTGCCTGCCGGAACAACCACGCTGACTTGATAGATTCCGAAGTGATAGAATTCGGCATAGTCTGTGGTTGGCGTTACTGTCGGACCGGGGATAAATAGAACCTGCAGATATTGCCCATTGGCAGGAAGTGTAAATTCAGCGTTTTCGTGCGCTATCGGCCAAACATCAGGAAGAGACTCCAAGTGTGAATGCAGAGCTACTTCAATTTCGCTTTCGACGTTTTCACCCATCTGTGTTTCAACCCTGCATATGAGTGAGAAAAAACCGCTGACAGATGCAGAGGCTTACGATTTGCTGATCAAAAGCGGCGAGGTATTGGACGGTGATGAATGCAAGTCTGATGACGCAAACCATGCCATTGAGGGATCGCGGCGAGCGCTTGGATTAATCAGGACCAGCTTGCTTATTATGATGAAAAAACCAGATGCTAAAGACCGCTAGAACGACGTTTCAATTCGCGTGCGTTTTTATCGACAAATTCCTGCCATCGCATGGCTGCGGTTCTTACGAACGCATCGCCCGCTTGGCCCCGAACACCGTATTCCCGAGGTGCTGCATAAGCGGCTGTGAACCCTGCATAAAGTGTTTCGCCTGGATTCCAACCGGCAATAACAAGCGCTATTTCACCTGCGTCGAATGTGTACGTGCCGCCTTCACTCGGGCGATTGTTCGATTTAATCTGTGGCATGGAGGACGTTGACGCCATCAAAGACGCCGCCAAAAACCCTGTTTTGTATCTCATGCGCCCGCCCTTTTTTCTGGGCTTGCGCGTTTCTTCAACTAAGTCTTGTGCCGATTCCTTGAATACAGCGACCTTGCGGTATTCGGTTTCGTCAATCCACCCATTGATCTGCGCTGAAAACGGTTTTGCCATTTTGACGGTGACACCTTGCAAGTATTATGCTTGTTTGCGCGCCTAAGTTGTTCGGAGGATCACATGCTTAGAATTGCCACATTTACACTCGCCGCCAGCCTTGCCGCATCTGCGGTGAAGATTTGGAAACTGGAATGCTTCCGAATGAAGTTGCGGGCGCTTTGGCACGGGTTGACCAGTATAAATCAGCCCATGGGTTAAAGTAGCGCCCGCCAATGTTACGCGCTGGTGCCGATGATCTGGATTGTATACGTGCCAGACGCGCCGGAGTCGTCATTCTCGATTTTCAAAATATCGCCAGTGCCAGCCGTGACGGTCCACCCTGCAGTCGGTGCAGCGACTTCAATGTATGCACCGGCAGGCAGCTCGATAATGTCAGTCGCGTTGGCAAATGGCCCGATGAAGGTATTCGATCCGGCACCACCAACAGCAATATTGCCACCGTTTCCAGCAGCAGCTGAGACGTAAATCGCTTTGATTTTAACAAATGTCAGCGTGTTTCCAAAGAAATCGACCAGCGAAGCGGCTAAATCCAGATTTTCAGATGTTGATGCCGCAAGCGTCCGAGTATCGGAAAACAGCAGGTCAGCTTTGCCGGACGCCGTGCCGGTTGCGATTGTTTGCTGTGCGTTGAACGGGATATCTTGTGTTGCCCCGGCCAGATCAGCGGTTTTTGTATAGCGGGTATTGAACCCGCCACGGTATTTCGTGGTGAGAGACATGTTATGGTCCTACTTTCAATTTTTGGGGTTGTGTTTCCGTGTCAGGCTACATTGGCCAGGTAATCGATGCGTATATCGAGATGACACCGACAATTTATGATTTCACTTGCTGGCCCTGATGGGTCGCCGGGATAGAGAAGCCCGTTACTAAACCGCTCGTTCAATCCAACGCTGTCGCCGCTCATGTTGCTGTGGCTATCTCGCACCCTGCCATCACCAGCCGTTCGCCAAATGCGCC